TGCTACGCGGCGGGAAGAGAACTATCGTCCGCTTTGATTTCGATGAGCACTCTACCATGCAGCAGGTGCGCGCCGAGCGGATCGAGGCCGGCCGCAAGCTGCACGAACGCGGCGTGCCATGGAGCGTCATCAGCGACTACCTCGGGTTGGGAATCAAACCCTTCCCTGGTTGGGATCAGGCATGGCTGCCGTTCACTCTAACCAGCGTGGGCGGATTGCCCGAGGATGATCCCGCGCCGGTACCAGCCCCCGAGCGGCCAACGGATTCGATGGCCGCGATCACGGAGCTGGAAGAGTTGCTCAAAGGATGTCCGTGCCACTCCCAGAAGCCATCCCGCCAGGCTAACGCCGGTACCGCGAAGCGGACTGCAGCGGCCCAGAAATGGGAGGGATACATGAAAACGCGCGCGCCATTCGTGCGGCGCTGCCGGAGTGGCATTGACCGCGCGCTCTACGTCGCGCGCAAGGAGTGTCTGAAAAAGATCGCTGAGGCGGCGGCCTCCGATTCCTCTGACGAGGGCAAGGCGGTGCGGGCGCCGAATGGTGCGTTCGATTACATCTTTGACCTGGGGACCTTCGAAACCGCGATGGTCACGACAGTCACCTCGACCTCGGCGGCCGCGTGTCAGGCCGGGGCCGAAGAGCTGCTAGACACCGAGCTGCCGGATGCCGAGGTGACGTTTACCGCGGATCAGGCGGGACTGGATGCGCTCCGGGCCAGGGGCAATTACATAAAGGACGCTTCTAACGACATCTGGACATCGGTTCGCGATTCTTTGGACGAAGGCATTCAGGCCGGCGAAAGCTACGCGAAACTTGCAGACCGTGTTCGCGGGGAATTCAACGAGCTGTCCCGCACGCAATCGATGCGCATTGCCGTCACCGAAACCAGCATCGCTTTCGAAACCGGCCGCGCCGGCGCGATGAAGGCCGCCGGCGTCCAGTGGAAGGAATGGATCACGGCCGGTGACGAACGCGTGCGGGCCTCGCACGTGGCGATGGACGGCAAGACGATTCCGATGGATGAACCATTCCAGGTTGGCGGGGCGTCGCTGATGTACCCCTGCGATCCATCCGGGCCGCCAGGGGAAGTGATCAATTGCCGCTGCATCCACGGCCCGGCGCAGGCACCGCCGGGCGCGCCCGATCCGGCCGACATCGAAGGCAATAATCCTGACGCCGGCATCCCGTTCTAACAACTACGATCATGAGCGATCATTTACGGAGACCCCTGAATGTCACCCCGCGAGTCCTGTCGGAAACCGGCGGACTGGTGGAATACCTGGCTTCCGATGCCACCCTCGACAGCTATGACGAAGTGATCCTCGCCAGCGGCTGGCGGTTCAATTTGTTCCAGAAAAACTCTCCGTTCGTCGATAGCCACGAGTACTGGGCGATCGACAAGTTGCTTGGCCGCGTGGTCGATGCCAGGATCGAAAATAAAGCGCTGATCGAGACCGTCGAATGGGCGAAGGATATCGAGGAAAACGCGCTCGCCCGCCTCGGCTGGAAGATGACGATCGGCGGATTCCTGAAGGCTGTCAGCGTGGGCTTCCGCGTCGTCAACTGCGTCTCGCCCAACATGGAAGGCTGGAATGACGCGGTGCGCGAAGCGGGCCTGAACAACGACGATGCCAGGCGCTGCCGGAGGATCTTCACCGCACAGGAGCAATTGGAACTATCGGTGTGCATCCTCGGTGCCAACCCGAACGCGCTGATGCGGGCCTACGATGCCAAGTGCATCGGCACCTCCGATCTCTCAGCCTGCGGAATCCATGACGATGATCTCCAATTCATGCAGGCCGCGCAGCGTGCTTTTGCCACAACAGGTAATGACCTGGATGAGATGACGAAACTCCTCATCCAGCGGGAAATGAGCCGCATTACCCACCGCACCAAAGCTTTGAATTCGACCACGCCCGGAATGGGACGATCGCCTGGCAAGCCGGGCGGCGGCGATCAGTCCAAACGCCTGGCCAGGGAACGTGCCGAATTCATCCGGAGGCTGGAAGCCCTCGACTAACCTTCCACACCAAACCAAATAATCATCAAATGACTCGTTACACCAATCACCAATCACGGCGCTGCCGGTTCGAAGGCCGCGTCATGAGCATTCTTACGATCTTCGTCGGACTGTTCATTGTCACCGCCCTGGTCATCGGTCTCAGCGGCCATGGCTGGGCGCATACCGGCGTGGCTGTGGCCACGATTCCATGCATCGGCATTCCTCAAATCCTGCGTAGTCCCGGCGACGAATCAGGGGGCGGCGGCGGTGGCGATCCTGAAGCAGCATTCCGCGCCAAGGTATTGGACGGCGTGCAAAAAGTGAAAGATTCCCAGAAAGTGATCGAAGGTAACTTCACCAAGCTGGACACCGAATCGAAGCAACTCTCCGAGAAATTCACGGCACACGTGAAATCCTTCGAAGGTCTTCCAGGCCAGGTGGAGGAAATCCAACGGATGATCCAGAAGATCAATCTGAAGGTAGCCAATGAACGAAGGGCTGCGTTTGGCGACGCCATGAGTCGGATCAACAACGACCCGGAATTGCGCTGCCTGGCAAATTCCATCGTACGATTTGGCGCTTCCGACAACGGGCGTCGTTCCGTGCCGATGAACGATGACATGAAACGGATGTGGGAGGATCACAAGAAGGCCCTGGCTGAAGGAAGTGGGACCGGCTCCGCTTACGTCCCGACGGATGAGCTGATCGTGGCCATCTATTCACTCATCGCGGAGTACGGTGTTTACCGGAATTTTGACGTCGTGCCTTTGGGCGCCAAAACCATGCGCATGGTGGTCGAATCGAGCGACCCGGACGCGCTGTGGTGTGCCGAGGGAACCGCCCCGACCGAAAGCACTTACACCGGCGCCAACGTGACCGCGGAAGTCAAGAAAATCCTGGCTTGGATCGCCCTGAACAACGAGTTGTTGGATGACGCCTCGATCAACGTGGCGGACCGCGTGCTGCGCAAGTTCGCCAACGCTGTGGCGCGCCGGCTCGACTGGTCGGCGATCTCCGCCGATGGCACGGATGACACCACTGACGGCGCTTTCACCGGGATCTTCTCCGGCGGCACGGCGGTGGGAGCCGCGGCGACTCATACCAGTTTCTCAGCCCTCACTTATGCCGACATGCTCAGCACGATGCTGGGTGTCAACCCGGTGGCCCTCACCCGGCCCGGAACGTGTTGGATTGCCCACCCGAAAGCCATCATTCATATGTTAGGAATTAAAGACGGCGCGAACCGGCCGATCTTCCTGCCCCAGACTGACGCGCCTTCGTTCGGTGCGCTCGGCTCGGTGCTTGGGTTCCCGGTGCTGTTATCTCATGCGGCGCCGATCACCGATGGCACTTCCAAGCCGTTCATCGCTTTCGGTGACTCCCAGGGCATGGCCGTTGGCCTCCGCCGGGACTTCGAATTCGCTTCGTCGGTCGATGCGAAGTTCACCGAAGATCAGACTGTCTTCCGTGCCCGCGCGCGCGGGACCGTGAAGGTCAAGGACGCCACTTCGTTCGCCGTCCTTTCGACGGCTGCAAGCTGATCGCGCTGGTTCGATGTCCGCGCCCGGGCCAACCGGGCGCGGCAATCGAAGCAGACAACGCAGATGGACCTCTATCAACAAATCCAGGGATTGCGGATCAGCGCCGATCGTGAGGATGCGATCGCGATGTCCCCGCATTCCGATCCTCGTGACGCCACTGAAAGCGGATCGAGGGCGAAGCTTTACCGCGGGCAGGCCGCGGCCATGGAAGCGCATGCGGCCGATAACAATGCCAGGATACATGCCATTGAATCGCTGATTCGGCTTCTGGGTGATTCAAAATTCCAGAGCGCCAACCGGACGCTGGCCATCAGGCACTTGGAAGACGCCAGCATGCGGCTGCAACGCGAAAACGGCAAACCGGAATGATCTATCCATCGATAGCGCAAAGCGGAAACTTCGCCGGCTATATCCAGGTGCCGGCGCGGGCCGGTGGCGTGCGCAATTACAACGGCTCGTCATGCGAGCATTGCGGGAAGATCATGCACGCCTGGCGCGCGGAAAGCGCGAT